CCGCCGCCGGTGGTGGTATGGATAGCTGCGACATTGGGGCTGGGGTAATTGCCCGACAAATCGCCCGAAGCGGAGGCGGTAGCGCCAAGAAAATTAGAGCTAGGCAGAAACGCCGCCGTACCCAAAGTGCCTCCGTCGGATAACTCCGTACCGGCTGCATCTGCCCACAGCGCGACATTGCCGATGGTCGAGGAGGCTGGGCCGGTGACATCACCCGTGCCGGGAGCAACGGTAGCCCCGATGACCGTTTCCCCGACTCGCTTGAGAAATGTGCCATCTGCGATGGTGGCAATCGCTAACCGCTGCCCCGTGCCGTCGTGCATGGCGACGACTTGGGGATTGGGATACGCATACGCGAGATCCCCGCCCGCTGGTCCCCAGTTCGCCGGTAGCACAACGACGGGCAAGCCCGCAGTCGTCGAGCCGACGGGCTGCACTTGACCGGCTGGAGCGTTGAATATCGTCGTCTCGATGGCTTGGAGATCCGCGCCTTCGAGGAGGTAGCAGGTAACCGTGCCATCGACCAACGCCGTCTGAGTCGTCGGTTCGAGCTGATTGGGCGAAACGACTGCGATGCCAAAAGAGATTTTGTTGATGTACTGCCGAAGGATGTTCGGGGAAGACACCATGCGCTGACCGGTGGCAATCACCGTGCCGTTCCAACTCAGATCGTAGAACCACCCCGTCTGTTGTGAGACGTAGGAGAGCGACCAAACTGCCCGAGTCCCGTCAGCAAGGACGAGCGTGGACTGTTGTTTCGGTTGCTCCGATAGGCCCGTGATGATCTTCATTTGAGGAGTTGTTGGATGAGAGTGTTCACGTCTTGAATTTGTGTTACCGCACTGCCGCTGGGTGACTTCTCATCCAATTTGTTCAGCGCGGTTATGAGAGTGGTCATAACGTTTTTCAAGGTAGTATCTTGATTGCGGATACTTATTTTGCCGCTGTCCTCTAGCCCGACAATCGTGGTGCCGTGTCGCATTTCCACGTCCACCGAGTAATCGGGAATCGGGTTGGCCTGATGCCGGAAACCCACGATCACCAGTCCGTCGCTCAGGTCATGCGTGCGGGCGGTGTTGGGAGCCGCAACCGCGCCAGACTCGTACCAGTTGTCGATGTCGCGGTCGTTAAACAGGACGAGGCAGGAGTCGCCCGGACTGACCGGCATGGTTAGGCATCCGTTGCCGCCAGAGGGCACAAACACCGGACACTGGGTCAGGATTGGGTACGGCACGGTCTTGTCGCCAAAAACCGCAAGGGCGGCGATCTGAACGGATGCCGTCTGCTTGGTGGTGTCGAATGAGACGATGGTGCCGATCCGATGACAGTTCAGCTTCAAAGCCGAATTGTTCATCCAAGTGTCCAGCACTAGCCGCATATCCGGTGCCGCGATAGACGATAGGGGTGCGGTGTTCATTGGACAAGATTGGCTTCAATCGCTTGGAAAGACGTATTGTTGAAGAAAAGTTGAACCTTGGTAAGCGCATCCCCGCCCACGCGGGGCGAAATGGTTCCCCGATGCTGAATCCCCATGACCTTCCAGTTACGATTGTAGAGGGGTTGAGCAGAGCTTTCGAGTCGGACTAACTGATACAAAGTCAGTCGAGGCTCGAAGATCATCTCAAAATCAAGACTGGCGTCACTGCGTTGCGGACTGCCTAGCAATCCCGTAGCCGATGAAATCAACGGGATCTGCCCCGCAATGACTTCATCTCGGTTAAGAGCTTTGACCTGACCGTTGTCGATGATGGCGGTAAATCCGCTTTTGAGCTGGATCAGTTGCCACGCATTGCCGAACAGAACTTCCCCGCGTTTGTTGGCGACAGGATAATTGCCGACGATGGGAATTCCGTTCAATCCCGTCATCAATTTTGAAAGTCGGGTAATGGTTTCGGTTCCGGTAGATCCCGCTTCCAACGTCAGCGAAACTTGGTTCACGTTACTCATCTGCCAACCGCCATCGTAGGCTTGGATCTCCGTGATAAAGTCCACACCGCGACGATAGGAGTATGCCGTTTTGACGGTGCCGTTAAACACCAGAGGCATGAAGTTGCCCGCAGGAGACCAGTATCCCGCACGAAACTGAACGGCTCGAAAACCCGTGAATACGAAGCTGTCTTTCTGAATCGCGTTACGAGTGACCTCGCCCAGATTGTAGATTCGGAACGTAGCCGTTTGAGCCGTCGCTATACCGCCTCGATTGATCTCGAACTCGATGGTGAACGGCAAAGAAATCGTGACACTCTTATTCGCCAAGAACCGCCGTTGCAGAGGAGAGGTATTTACCCCGTCGTCCACCTCGACGGACAAAGAATATACCCGGTCAAACTTTTGCATGACTAGGGCGTTCCGGTTGGACTCATTCCCGCAATTACCGTTTGAGATTGCCCGAAAGTAAGATTCTGCAAACCGACGACGCCGTTCTGGGAAATACCGGAGCGTTGAAGAGTAGCCCGACCCGCCAAGTTGCCGGGGGTAATCGTGACCGTTTCGACTTTGCTGATACGTTTAAACTGTATCCGAATGTCCGATACCGTACGGGTGTCTTCGCCTTGCGTGGCGTTGAGCGACATGATCGCCATGTTGTTCCAGATGCCCCAAGGAGTCTCGACGCTGAACAACTGCCGACCCTTCCAGAGTTGGTAGAAATACCCGAAGACGTAGCTCTGCTTGGTCTGATTGGGTTCCTGCGGAGAACGGGAATTGTAGTACCCAAAAAGGCTTTGGGAATCGGATATGGCTGCTTGCTGCCGCTCAGGTTCAATCTCCATCTGCACCATCGTTTGAACCACGCCGTCCGTAAATTCCGGCAAGTAACCGGGGATCTCCGGCAACGCATTGGGTTGCTGGGAAATGTTGCCTTGAGCTGCTTGGATACCAGCCAGCTCTGCGACTAGCCCGCGCACACTGATGATCTCGGGTTTGAGCGCGATGTGGTCTTGGATCGCCGTGTTGTTCTCGATGTAGTGATCGGTGATTTCGCTTTCAAGATCCACGGCATCGTCCGTGACGATGTTGAACAAGTACCCCGCAACTCCCGGAGGAGGATTGTCTGGGCGCACAATTGCCAGACGCGAGGTCTGAACCACCAACGTATTTAACGCGGAAAAAACGTCGAGACCTTGAGTTGGGACGATGTTGTTCACGTTAGAAATTTACCCCCGGATACGCGGGGGATTGGTTGTACACATCCGAAAGACTCTGTTTGAAACGAGCAGCAAATTTCTCGGCAAAAACTTCTGGATTCTTGGTTCCGTCGATGTTGTTCACCATATTTACCGTGACGGTGTTTTGGTTGGATGCCGAACGCACCGAAGCCGGTACGGGCGGAGCAGACGGAGTTACTTTGCTACTCGGAAAAAGGATGCTGAATGGATTGTATTTCATCCAATCGCGGAGGGCGTTAGCTACATCTTTTATTGCAGGAGAAAGTTCGGCAAAAAGAACATTGAAGGTCATTTTAGCCGCAACAACGAGTTCCGACAACGCCTGAGCTGCCTCGCGAGTGTTCTTCTGTTGTTCCTCGGACAACAGCAAAGACGAGTCTATCGCTTTGGAAAGTTCCGGCCCGTAAAGACGCAATGCCGAAAACAGCTCGTCGTTGATGCCGATGCGTTGAGCCCGGTACCGAGCTTCTTCCACGGTCAAATCTTTTGTCTGGCTAACAAAATCTTTTAAGAAGCCTGCAACGGGTTGGAACGGGTTGACCTGAGCAAAACCATACGAAACCGAATCACCCCGACCGTACCGAATCTCTTGAACCGCAGTCTGCAAACTCTTAGCAAATTCAACCATAGAATCCGACCCGATGCCCGCTTTTGCAGCGAACATCTCGAAGCCTTGCATCTCGGCAATGGATAGCCCGGTAGTGGCGCGAGCCTTGTCGGTGGAAACGGCGGAATCTAAAGCCGCTTTGCTCATGCGGATTATCGCCGTGGTAGCCGAGATAACCGCTTTGGAAAGTAATGCCACCACCGCGCCCAATGCGCCCAACTGGGCAAACATCTTGAGGCCGGGAAAGGCTTTGGACAGACCCGCAAAAATCGAAGATCCAAAAGCTCCAGAAGCCGGTGCTGCCGGAGGCGGCGTAGGAGGTTTAACCGGCCCGATGAACTCCATCATCCCCGGCAAAGGGCGAGAAGGAGCGGAGGGTGTCGGGATAGCTATTTCTGACGCCGCACCGGGAGTCGCTGCCGGAGCCGCAGAAGTGCGGGGCAGTTTGATCTTCACCATCCCCAACTGTTTCAAAGCCGCTACCGCCCGCTCTGCCGACGCTGCGATATTGCTCAGAGTCGCCTCAAATGAGCGCATACTATCGAGGTCGCTGCCTTCGACCTTGAAACCTAGCTCGACGAATAGGGATGCAATTTTCACGGTTCTTTGTTAATCTCGATAGCAGTTTCCTCGTATTCGGCAAGGAATGTCGAATACTCCAACGTGGCTAGAACCACGTCCACGCTCATGTCCAAAATGGCCTCTACGCTGCCAAAGCCCTCCTTCGATAGCCGAAGGGCAATGAACAGCGCATTGTCCATTGTAATCCTTACTGCGGGGCGTTTTGTTCCGGCTTGTCGGCGCTCAAGAACGACAAGTCTAGGTTCACAAAAAAAGGGCGCAGCGTGTGCTTAATCACCTCCCACGCGACCGGCAGATAATCGGCGCGTGCTTCGTCGGGGGTGAATGTGTCGCGAGTGATCTTCATGCTGTTGTAGGTAGATTTCATCGCACAGTCGAAGATCGCGTTCTCCAGCGCATCGGAACCGAGGAGCTGGAAAATGGCGTTCTTTAGACTGTTGATGTCCTTACCCGCAAAGGCCCGGAGATCGAGCGTGCTCAGATCGAGGTCAACGAGTTTGAGTTCGTTGACGATGACCTTGAACAGCTTCATCCCGTGGGCAAAGGAGGGCGTCCCCAGAATGAGGATTGCCCCACTTTTAAGCGTGATCGGCTCGCTCATACGTTAGAGTTGAGCGCGGTCAGCGTTCGAGAATTTCAAGGTGTAGATTGCGAGCGATTGCTCGGTATCACCCTCGACGTTCGACTTAGCGTTGACGGCTTTCGAGAAGATGCCGCCAGACGTGAAGTAGGTGTCGCTCATCACGCCGCCCAGACCATTGCCGACCCGTTTCACGAACTGACCCGTGAGAAGCACGGTAGCCGCGAAATTGGCGTTTTGGATGGCGAGGAGGCTGTTGAGGAAGGCATCGTCATTCGAGCCGCGAATGAGGCGAAGCGTGACATCGGCCATGCGACCGGTGGCGTTGAGAGCGTAGATGGCGTTACCGTTCTTGCCCACCTTGACGGCGGCAAGTTCGTTCGGGAACTCCAAGGTGGCGTTATCCGCATCACCGAAATCCGTAAGGACTCGGCCCGCGATTACGATGGTATCGTTACCAGTAAGAGAGACGACAGACATGGTTGGATTTGGTTAAGGGTTAGGCTTGGACGTTGACGATGACCGAGCTGGACTGGATCGCACCAGCTTCCTTGACGGCGATCTGGACGAGCGGAGCTTTGCGGGCCAGACGATCCGCTTGGGATTGGGTGCTGACCGGGGCCGAGTAAAGGTAGAAACCGAGCTGGATGATGTTGCGAGCGAAGACGGCAGGACTGCCGAAGGGGATCGCGCCATTCCAAGTGCCGGGGGCGGAGTAGCCGTTGACCACGGCTTGCGTGAGGACGTTGAGGTAAGCGCCACGGAGGACAGCCATGCCGGTCTCGGTCTGTGGGAGCTTGGTCGAGGTCGTCGCGATGGCGTTGAAACCTGCAACTTGAAGGGCAAAAACCAACCAAGTGAGGTTGTACACCGAATCGTAGTAGGTGTTGCCACCGGTGCAATACACCTTGGAAAGACCGCCGATGTTGATGTACACGTCCGCGCCAACCGTTTCGCACTTGTCGAGGATGGTTTGAGTAATGCTGGGGTCGGGTAAGACGCCGATCAGCTCTTTCATGTGCATCGTGGCAGTCGTAAGGCTACCCGAGAAATCCGTGGACATTGCACGACCGGCATAAGCCGCCGCCATGTAGCGGGCTGCTTGCGCACTGACCGTGTAAAGCAAGCAACGGACGTAAGTGTAACCAGCGGTTTTAACGTCGTCGAAAATCTCGCCGGTATTAACCGACGCCGCAAGATACGAAGAAGCGAACAGCATCTTGCGCAGAGGCTGCACCACCGCAGCGGCGGTTAGGATCTGAGCGTCCGTAGGAGCGTAACCCGCCCAGAGCACGCCGCCAAAGAACACCAGAGGTTGAAGGCGAGCAATAGCCTCGGCAAGCGTTTCGCTTGAACCTTGATTGGCGATGATGAGCGAGCCACCACCAGAAACGATGTTGGGTTGCTGCGAAAAGACGAGATTCGCCATTGCGTACACTTCCGAAGAAGTGCCCCAATCCGTAGCAACGTCGGTAGGGTTGAGATACACGCCAAAAGTGCCGGGGGAAACCACAGCAGTTTCTTTGGTGAGGATGAGGAGGTTGTTGATTTGAAAATCCGACAAGCCCGCAGGGGCTTCGGATACGGAAATCGTAACGACGTTACTGATGTCGATTGGGTTAGCCATGATAGTTTATGGTTGAGTGTAAATGGATGGATCTTGAATGGTGCTGTAATACTCCACTCTCCGTGACTGTGAGTAGCCACAGAGGATGTTAAAGGTCAAATTGTATCGGTTAAGCCGTGACGCGCCGTCGATCTCTGAAACGTCCATGAGCGAGGT